GGAGTTAATTCTACAGTTCCTTGCCAGAAACTAATAAGGAAAGGAGTTACACTTTCAGTTCTTGTTGCAAAACTCTGCTTCAACCACTCAACATCAGCATAATCTAGAGTTATGGCATCATTATTTTTTCTTACATTAATACCTTCAATTGACTGAAATGCTAAATCCACATTAGGATCTACATCAGTAACAGGACCAAAAACTAAATCTACTGAATTAGTATAATGCTTTGGTCTAAGTTCTTTAAATGATCTATCAATACTATTCTTAATACCTAGTCTATCTTCCTGTGGTAAGAATGAATCGAAGTTATCAACAAAGAAACCTGACTTAAATCTATTGAGTCCATCAGCATCAGAAACAAATAAATTAGCAGTATTAGTTTCTAATAAAGTTAATGCAGTATAATACTCTAAGTTCTTAATTCTATTCTCAAGATTCTTAATGTCAACCATTTGGAATCTCTTATACTCATGAGCACGAATATCTGCCTGTTCAGGATTAAAGAAATATGGTGGTAAATTGATAGTTGCTACTTCAAGTGCTCCATCTACATTACCTGGTTTATCTGGTTTTTCAGCAGGAGCTCCATACTTAACTTGGAACTCTCCAGTTTTTGTTAAGTAAATTCTATCAATTCTTCCAAGATAGAAAGAGAATGAAGCAACAATAGCTTCATCAGATGCTAGAATATTAGTAGCGGTCTGACCTGCATTATCAAATGTTCTACCATAAAATTCTAATGGAGATCTAGTGCTTTCTGAAACAACGTAATCTGAAACTCTAGGTCTGATGTCAATAATATCAGCATTGGAAATACCATCAATTCCCATAATATCATTACCATAATCAAAGTTTTCATAAGAATTTACTGTAGTAATATCACCATCATCAGTAGAATCATAGTATGCACTTTCAAAGTAAACTTTAATTTTCTTATTAGGTGCTTCTGCTTCTGGTTTTCTTGTTATAGATCCATAATCATATATGGTTTTTTCTTGTCCAGTGCTAAATGTATATTCTCCACCAATTTCAAAACTAGTAGCATCTAATGTAGTAATAACTCCTTGAATTCCAGATTCTTTGAATATTACTACTTCACCTTCAGCAAAGACAAAATCATTCTTGTATATAAATGTAATTTGACTATCAGATAGTCTTTCTGCATAACATGCTATAGCACCAGTATTCTGTCCTGTAATATATTCACCTAATATCAATTCTGTAGTGGTTGTGGATTGACTATTAATATCAGAAAGAACCATTTTTGGTGCAGATGGTAATTCTAAATCTGCAGATTCGTATATACCATGAATCTTCATAACATCAGGAGAACCTAATGTTAGAATTTTATCTTGCACTCTAGTTCCATATGGATAAGCACCATATACTAATCCATCATTTGCTGTAGTAGATCCAATACCTGATGCTGGATTTGTAGATTTATCGACAATAATACTATTAACTCTATTTTTAATCTTTTTCTTTGCTCTTGGATTTTGTTTAGTAAGTGTGGCTGTTAATTGAGCACCTGTATCATCTGATCCTAGATTATAAATTTGAAGTGACTTACCATCACTACTAATTTCAAATTTATCAGTAGTTAAAGGTTCAGCACTACCATCAACACGTATCAGTGAATATCTTTCCTCATCAAATGGAAGGAAAAACTCACTGGATCCAGCAGAAACTGATTGCGATAACTTATTATTGACAATATTAACTTCAAATGACTTTCTTATTGAAAGAGTTGCATTAGTTAAATCTACATCAGCAATATAATCTTTAGGTAATCTGGTAAATAATGTGTTATCAGAAGATGCTGATAGATTTGTAGTTAAAACTTGTAGGTCTGTTACTTCTTTTGTTGAAGTTGGTAGACTACCATTTGCTATCCCATCTACATCTGCAACATTAGTAATTGTGATTGAAGTATCACCAACAACAGTAATTCTACCATATGTTGGATCATTAGATTTAGTAGGATTACTAAACTGAACTAAATTATTTACTTTTACCAGTCCACTACCAGGAAATAAATCCCCATTGCCATGAGTAACTGTGCTTACTCCACCAGAAGCAGCACTAACAGTCGCAACTCCAACAAAAATTGAAGGAGATTGAATAACATCAGCATTAAATGTTCCAGCAGTACCAACGGTTCCATCATTAGTAGCAAATACTGATTTTACATCAGAAATACCATATGAAGTAATTGCTGTTGCGACCCTTCCATTTTGTATTCCATTGAATATTAATGCTTCATTCTCTATAAAATCACCTTCTTTTTCGTAAATAGTTAAAGCAGCACTATTAGTAACTGAATCTTTAAGGAATGCAGTTGCCCCACTATTAGCACCTTCTATAAAAGTAGGAGTAGGTAAACTACCAAGAGGTTGATTTAGAGTTACTTTAGTAACTGTCTGAACATCATATAAAGATAAATCCCATTGATTTAAATTAGATTGAATATTATATGCACCTGCTTCTAAATTATAATCATAAATTCTTGCAACACCAATCTCGGATCCAGGAGCTACCGTTTGATCTGCAGATCCTCTTTGATCTCTTAAACTTAAAATATAAGTATTACCTATACCTGTGATAGGATTACCATAAGATCTATTTAATTTTAATGTTGCTCCTGTATTGTATATTATATTTTGATTTGATAGAGTTTTAGTTGTTCTTGGTTTAGGGCAGTCCAAAAATACTGGACTTTGAACTTCTATCTCATATCCCCTAACATATGCCTTACCTGGAGACATTTTATAAGCAGCAAGATCATCTGATGGTGTAGATCCACTATAAGTCGTTTGACCTTCTTTAAAAATACCTCTATTACCAGCATTGTCATTTAATGTATCTTTTACACCAACATCAAATGGTTTTACATAGTAATCTCCAGACTGGTCATATGTCCTATTTGCCATTTCATCGGCAAGACCTTTATATGCACTAGTCTTTATTTTAGACTTAAGAACACCATCAACAACTTCTGCCTCTTCAACAAAAGCATTATCATCAAAATCATCTAATGGTTTCTTAAATAATGAAAGAGTGATTTTTAATCTATCAGCACCTGGAGCAGAATAATTATTAAATCCCTGTGAATTATCATTCAGGGTTTCATCCATATCAGAGTTTATAATCTCTTCATTTACAGCTAAACCAACTCTATAATTTGCATTACTAGTATACTGTTCTAATATAAGTGTTTGTTGTTCTACTTTAACAAATTGACCTCTAACAAAATAAACACCTTCTTGTATTTGAAAACAAGATCCAGTAGCAGCAGCATTTTGTGATACTGTTATTGCAAATGGAGTTCCTGCACTTATACTACTATTTCCCAATAAACCAGAACTAATAGTAGTATTAGATGTTAATTCTTCACCATCAGAAAATGTTTGTGTTGCATTATTTTCAGTACTTGAACTAATATAAGCAACATATAAAGTTAAATTTCCTCTTTCAGAATTCTCTGCCAATAAAACATTATCTACAACTGCAGTTACACCAGATGTTCTTCCTGTTATTTGTGTTCCAACTAATTGATCCACATAAGCAGATACTGGTATTCCTTGAAAATTATTTTGTAATTGAATGCAATAATATAGTTTATTATATCCAGTATTACCAGGTATTACCTTTGCTCCTTCTTTAAAAAAATGTTGCCCAAACTTTTCAATCTGATTTTGTAAAATAGATTGGAGATTATTAAGTTCTCTCGCCTGAACAGGAGTTCCAGGTTTAAACAGTACCTTATGATAACCACTATCATCAGAATAGTCGTCAAAATATGGCGATACGTTTAAATTCGTTTGCTGTGGCATGATTTTTTAGAACTGCAAAATAACTTTGATATCTTCTTTTTGATTTAATGACCGTGTAATAGAGGGTCTATTATCAATGTAAATAATGTTTCCAGAATACTTTTTAGATTCAGGATTGGCAATGCCACTATTAAATGACTGCCCAAGGTAATACGTCTTACTATTTATTACGGTTGAGACACCTGTGAAGGAGGTATCTATTGCCAAATTAGACCCTGTAGAAGGAATAATAGTAAGATTTCCATTACCACTTGGAGTGCTGGTAAATTGATTTAAATTATATCCATAAGGAGGATTTGTTTGAGCAGTACCTACAGTGTTAAATCCTGCCATAGTTCTGTCTTGCCAAAACTTCAGAACTCCTGTATTTTGGTCATAACTAATAACTTTACCTAAAGCAGTAGAACCTGTTCCGATAGTTTGTTTAATTAAAGAATCCGCAGTAAATGTAGCAGAACTATAACCAGCACCAGTTAAACGAAGAGCAGGAACTGCACTTGCCTTATCTAGGGTTAATAGGTTATTTGATCCAAATCCTTTAGGATCTTGAACAACACCAATTCTTGCTATCTGATTACCAGTAATAAAATCAGGGTTTTCTGTATCATTTTCTATTCTAGAATAGAGTAAAACATTATATGCACCCAATTCCTCATAGATATCAGATCCATGCCCACCTTGAGGTGGAATAATAACATTAAAAGTTGGTATTGTTGTTCCTGTAGGAACTCCACCTGCAACTAAATCCACATTACCATATGAATAACCAGATCCTTGACTAGAAACAGTTATAGAATCAATTGTTTGGTCATTAGACATGATAACAGTACATTCTGCACCAGCACCATCACCTTTAATTGGAACTCTTGTATAAACAGCACCAGCAGTTCCTAAACCAACTCCTCTATCTGTAATAGTAACTATTTTAATAGATCCATCTACTGCATTATCTCTTACTGCAGCATTATCTGCATCTGTATCCCAATTTGGAGGAACTGGAATAAAATCAGTTGATTCAAATTTTACAATATCACTTGGTTTAATAGTATAAAGATACTTCCATACATATCCATCTCCACTACTTCCTGCAACCTTTGGTTCTAGATCAGTAAATGTTGGTTCATCTAGTGATGGTCTTCCATTAGGATTTTCAGGGTCAGTTCCGTTCTGCAAACACTCATATACTCTATAATCACTATTCAATACATAATAACTTGCTGAATATAAATTCGTAGCACCAGAAACATTAGCAGTATTTGATCTTGTATAATCTCCACGATACATATCATATGTTGTTCCAGAAGTCCATAATCTTTTTTGAACTACCTGCCTTACATCTGAAGAAGTAATTTTCTTCAGAGCAATCATAGTATCCCAATAACTATTCTCCTCATCAAAACTATCTTTGGGAGCAGGGGGAGAAGTATCCCAATCAGATTGTAGTTCTGTAGCGTTAGGTAATCCTATGAAAGAATAATATGCATTGCTTGTAGAATTTACACCAGCAATAAAATTCTTTGCATTTAATATCCTAATCTTATCAGTTATGATTGCAGCCATTTTTGGAACTTTTTATTTATTTATTAAAGGTTTTATGAACGTTTAGTCACAACACTATTTACCCGTGGGTATTTTACACCATTAGATGATGAAACTCTATTTCCATGATTATCATGTGGGAACGCAGTTCCACTTTGTGGTCTTTTATAAACATAAGAAGCAAATCGATTATTAGAATCACCAAGATCAGTATATGGATCAGCAACCATACCTTCACTAGTATCGGCAATTTGATCTATACCAGCACCTTCAATTACATATTGAAGTGCATCTGCTTGCTTCATATTAGGATATTGTTCAGCAGCACATGCTAAAAGTCCAGCAACTTGAGGTGATGACATACTTGTACCACTAGCACTTGCATTATAATAACTACTGTTTCTTGCATCTTGTACCTGATTACTATATCCTGAAGAACTGTTTTTTACAGATGACATAATAGATGTGCCAGGTGCCCAAATATCAACTCTCTCTTCACAATTACTGAAGTATACTTTTCTATCATTAGTATTAACTGATATTGCACCTACCGATATTGTATTACCTTTTGAAGTTTCTGTATTACCAGGAGTTGATCCTCTATTAGAGTAATGTCCAGCACCATTTATCACAAGCATGTTGTCATAATCATTACCACCACTTCTATCAATTGGCCAAAATGAATTTCCAGCAGATCCAACAAAAATTACCCCATCATCCATTGCATCTTCAATATCTGCATCTACACCTGCTACTCTGATTCCCATATAATCCGTTCTATCACTGTTAAATGGACTGCCATAAGTATTAGATGGAACAGGAATTCTTCTATCCTGCAATGCTGTTCTTTTTTGAGCAGTAGTCATTCCACTTAAACTGGTAGTAACTCCTCTATACTTTATTTCACTTATAGTTGATAATAAAATATTTCCATCATTATTATTAAAACCCCAACTATTATTACAAATGGTAGGATTCCTTCTACCAGTTGCAGCATTGATTGGTTTATTGTTATGAAAATGTCTGACATATTCAAACATAATATTATACCACCAAAGTCCACTTATACCATTTCCACCACCTGCATCAGAAGAAAATTCCATATTATAGATATTGGCATCTCTTGCCCATCCTTGAGTGTTTCCAGCAACCGTTCCTGCTACATGGGTTCCATGACTACTAGATCCACCAGCATATGAATAATTTGCTGCAGTATTACCACTATAACCTAGAGCAGCACTGTATTGAAACCAATTAAATTCATTACTGCGAAGATTACCAGTTCCATCAATATTTTCTCTAAATTCTGGATGACCAAAATTCAGGTGAGCATCACATATAACAACATCTACATTTTTACCAGAACTTGTTGTATTATAAGAACCAGTTTGTTGTGATGTTCCATTAGAACCCCAATTTGCTGTTTGTTGCCCATCAATACATCTTTTAATAGCCCAATTCTTATCAGCAGCACCATCGGGAGTTTTATCCCAATCACCATTTTGAGCATTGTCCCAATGTTCTCTGGGTGCTAATTCAACATGTGGTTCACAAGCTTTTACTCTAGAATCATTTAATAATTCTGTTGCTTCAGCATCACTTAAAGTAAAAACTGTATTTCTACTTTTTGGTCTTTCTAAATTGCAAGTACATGCTCTAGATGGGATAGAACCACTACCAGATGACTCCTCCATTTGAGTGCAAAAATTTGTCTTATCACTAAAATTATTAAGAGTGACTGTATATTCTTGCATTTATGCCTCCGCTTGTATTAGAGT